CCGCAACATCACCAGTTGTTGATGTTGCGGTGTTCAAGTCTGCTGCTACAAATGTACCAGTATCTTGTGCAAGAGTATTGTTCCAACCCACTTTGACAACGTAACCTGCGTCAAAACAACGTACAGGCAAGCCCAAAGTGTCAGTAGTACCAATAGTTACTGCTGTTGCAGAACCGTTGATTGTTGCACTAACGATTTGATAGAAAGCTTTTTTGCCTGACTTAGCAGTACCTGCGGTTGCAACTGTGATTGCTTCAGTCATTGCTTGACCATAGTAATCGTAACCACTGATTGTGATTGTGCGAGCAGTTGTTGATGTGTTGATTTGCAATGCACGTGGTGTGTTCAATTGAAGAACAGTTGTGCCGTCAGCGCGAACAACAGATTTCACTGATGTGCCTGCAGTCAATGTAACTGATCCAGAACCTGATGCTGTCTGTGATGCAGCAATGTTTGCTGTCTGCAAAGTTTGTGGAACACAATCCCAAACGTATACACGACCAAGGGGGCCAACACCCAAGTCCATGGGAGCGGGGTCGCCAAGGTATGCATCGCCTGAAGATGTAATTGTGATTGAGCCTGTAGCGCTTGAAGATGCGCTCAGCGTGTATGTACCAGTTCCACCATTACCAGTGACAAAAGCTGTAATGTAAGAACCAGCAGTAATGCCTGTTCCGCTTACATATTGTCCTAAAGTCAGGATGTCGCCTGTCAAAAGTGCGGTGATGGTCATTGTGGTACCAGTTACTGAACCAGTAAATGTACCTTCTGTTTGTGATAAATCCAAACCCATGTAGGTTTGGGCTGGGCCTAAGAATAGGTCGTCTGAAAATTGAGGCATTTGATCTTCTCCTTGAAAAGCTTGATCAGTTAAAAAAAAGGGGTGGAGATTATCCACCCCCTATTTGCTTTAGACTCCGGCTGTACCGTAGGCACAACGGGGATCTGTGAAGCCAACGTCGTAACGCTCTGTTGCTTTGTAGCGCATAGAGTCAGTTTCGAAGTCACCTTCCATGGTTTTCTCAAGACGTCTGCGCATCAAAAGCTTGAAGCCTTCGGGAGCATCTGTCTGAACCCACCATGCTGTAGATGATGTCAAGCGTGACAACACAGCGGCACCCTCGTCCAACAAACCGATAGATTTGATGGGGTTGATGTCGTTGTTTGCATTGCCAGTTCTGAGCACTGACTTCAACAATACTTCAGCTTGGAAGATATTGCCAGGAGCCACGATCAATTGACGTGGTACCAAGCGAATACGCTTGCCGTTGTTGTCAACTGCTTGGCGGATTTGAATCAACATCTGCTCAAGAGATGTTTGAGACAAGTTAGCTGCAGTAGCCAATTGGTTGCTGAATGTGCCATTCACGATGGGGTGAGCAGTGTTAATCAAAGAAACACCGTCGCCACCGGGATAGCTGCTGTTGAAGGCTGTGTTCAACACGTTAGCTGACAACAATTCTTTAGTCTCAACCAAAGACTGTGCCAAGTGACGTGCATAAACTTGACCAATACGGATGTGGTCGCCGTCTTCCACCAACACTTTTGTCAAAGCGAAGGCAAGGCCATACACTTTGTACAAATAGCGCTTCAGGAATAACACACCACCTTGTTGATACGTAACGGGTGTACCGTCAGGCAACTGGGGTGCTGCGCCAAATCCATAAAGGACAGGCTCTTCATGATAGTTACGGGGAATGCCGTCTTCTTCGCGGAACACACGGCTCCACTCGTCGGCACGTTGGTCATAGACTCCGTCAAAGCATTCGTTGAGAATAGGTTCAACAATACTTCTAAAGTCCGTACTTCGCATTGGTGCTGCCATTGCAATACTCCTTTATTAAACAACAGCAGTAGTTGCTGCAACAAATTGAACATATGGCAACTGGATACGAACAATCGTATACGCGTCACCCCAAGCGTTGTCCACGTAGGGAGCCAAGTCAACAACACGCATTTGGCCTTGAGCGCCGTTAGCTTGAGCAGAAGCTGAAGCCAAAGTTGCTTGAGACAAACCAGTGGTTGTGGAACCAGCGGTAATGTTGCTGAAGTTGTACTCGCCACCGATAGTGGTTTGAGCCATTGAACCGTCAGCTTGGATTTCGTAAACGATTTTTTCGTCGTTGTAGAAATAAGCTACGCAAGTACCAGCAGTGTAGCTAGTGTTTGCGGGCCAATAGTTGGAAACGCGAGCGCGACCAGTTGTATCTGTCCACTGAACACCAGCGAAAGCGCCTGCGACTTGATAGCCGTCAGAAGCTGCACTGTTACCAGGGGTAGCAGAGGGGACGATTGTGCCTTTCGCAATGCCTGACAAGCTTGTGGCTGTCAAGACTGCGGCTGTCACGTAAGAAACTGGTTGTCCTTTTAAAATGTTAACGGACAAACCAGATTGAATACCGCCAGCAAGCGCCTGAGCGCGATCCAGACCAGAGGGGTGGAACGCAGGGCGCAAGCCAAACGGAGCATTAGTTGCTGACATAGTCAAACTCCTTTAGGTTAACCCGAAAATACGGGTGTTTTGCTTGGTTGCTGTTCAATTCCGCCAATACCTTCACCCTCAACGTTAACCAGTGAACGGCCATTACTATCGCGTTGTCCTTGGAGACTTTCAATTTGGACTCTAATCTTGTCAGCCTCTTCACGGGGCTTGTCATGATGTTGATAAGTCATAATTTCTTGGAAAATGTCCATTGGCAATTTAAATAGCAACATTTCGTTGCACGAGATATAACCAACGTGCTCACCTGACTTCACTCGATAATCTTCATAGCCTGGTAACTCTTCCGACTTAACGGGGACGTACCCTAGACGAATCCTCTTATCAATGCTGTCATAGCTATTGGTAGTTGAAAGCCAGCAAAGGTGCCACCCATCCATGTTGGGTAACTTTGGCAGTGCTGATTGCGTCCACTCCTCACTCCACATCTTGCGACGTTCCTGTGTAGAAATGAACTTTTCTTCTGGTGCTCCATGACTCGCTTCCCCGTTTTCACGGTCATTACGACCTGTAGCATTCAAAGATTTTTTAAGACGTGATTCCATATTATTCTCCAAGTATTAGTTAGTAAGTTTTATTCTGACGGTCAAACTTCACAAAGTTTTCGATCATCTTTGCTTTGCGAACAGGGTTGTCCCATGCGCCAGCTTCTTTCATTGCTTTTACTCTTTCTGGAGTAAGCAAGAACTGGGTACGGTTAGTACCCCCATAAGCTGCTGAAGCCTCTCGTCCTGAACTACCCACAACATTCCTTGGTTTTCTAACAGTGGAATTACTGTCTGCAGAATCATTATAACGATGAGGTAGAGACTTTTGCAAACGGCTATCGAGCTCGTCCCAATAGTCAGGATCTTTTGGGTCCCAGCCCTCTTCAACAAGCATTTCAGACGCCTTTAAAGTGATGCGACTGTCTCTGTCCGTACCATCAATCTTGTACCAACTGTTTTTGTTGATCCATTGTGCAGCGTTGCGCTGTACTTCAGGCTCAGGCAGTTTGATATTGTTGATTTCAGGGCGTGGTGCTTGTGCTACTTGTTTTTTAATTTGCGCCAATTGAGCCAAATTAGCCTTGGCTTCGTCCAAAAGGTCTTGAGCCTCCACCATGGCTTGGCCATCATTAGAGCTAACAGCTTCAGCCATCTTCATTTTGGCGTACTCCAAGCGAACTTGGGTATCCTCAATGTTTTTGTCAATGCGCAAAACGTCAGTTTGACGTGTTCTATTCTCTACATCAGACAAACGGCGCTTAAATTCTTCATTTTCACGCTGTAATTGCTGTAAACGTAGGTCTTTTTCGTAGTTTGTCTTCTTGACTAGGTCACGTTTTGCTCTGCGACGGCTTCTTTTAGCGTCTCTAAGCTCGTCCGTGTCATCAGGATGGTCTGCATCTTCGTCATCAGCTTGTTTTTGGTCAATATTTTGATCAAATTTTTCTAGTTGTGAAGAATTATCGCCATCATCATCGTTTTTTAACAAACTTTCATCCAATTCAACGATTGCAGAGCCGTCTTGTGACTCTTCAATCTTCAATTCAGGTGTTTTTTGCTCGGTTGCCATAAATATTTACCCCTTAAACGTATGTTTTAAACGACAGTGGGTCATCTGTGACCTTAGCTATCAGTTCGTGGTCGTTGATAGTCATAAACAAAACGGGTTCGGTGTCGGCTTCTTCACCAGGAACTGGTCTTTCCCACCTGTCTCCACCCCATTTTGGAACCCTTACAAAGTCACCAATCTCAGCCCATGAGCCTTCTGGCCATGGTTGCATGGTGTCTCTGTTCTTAAACGCAAGCGGACCTATGGCCACGACCTTACCGATCATGTTGTTCCACTTCTCGTTTTCTTTGGTTTCATCAACGATGATGATTCGTCCTGCGCGTTTTTTAATACGGCGTAATTGAACGATTACACGACCACCATATGGACGTTGTCCAGGGTCTACATCAGGGAATGCCCATACTAGTTCAACTGGGTCAGGCACGCCCGCATTTCCCTCAATCGTAGGGATTTTCTCTTTTTCACTCACTACTCTCTCCTTAAACACCATAGTTTCAGGTGCATCATCAAAGCGCTTTTCAGCGCGGCCTCAGTCGCGGAGTGCGACTTATTCTTTACCTTCAGCTTCTTCTAACATACGGTCGATTGAATTCAGGGTAAATTGTAAACCTTGGTATTCACCTACCATACGCTGATAGGCTTCCCAAGTTACCGCGTTACCAGAGGCAAGGGAAAACGCTAACTCGGATTGCCTAAGTTTGACCACGTGGATCAGTTGTTCAATCATTTGTTTTTGCTAAGAGGAGACACGGGCTTCTTGCCTGTATCCTTCATGCTTTGTCCATTCACGGGTGCGCCTTGGGCCAAACGCTTGTGTTGGGGGACGTTGATGCTCTTTTGTTCTTGATCAGATGTTGCCATTTGGGGCTCCTTGAGGTTGTGGCGCGGGCGCCTGTGGTTGTGGCGCTTGCGCCATGGGTTGCATAGCAGGCGGTTGTGCCTGTGCAATGTTTTGGATTGTCTCATGAGTCAGCTTAGCATTCTCAATTGCAATCTTTGTTTGGTTGTCCATTGTTGCCTTTTGCATATCTGCTTGCAACTTGGCTTGATCATACTGTGACTTGGCTTGGTCGGCTTGGGTCTTGCGCTGTGTCTCAGCCATGCTTGTGTCTTTGACCACTTGCTCAGCAGGTGGCAACTGACCTTGTGATGCTTGTTGACGTTGTGTAGCAATACCAATGAGCTTTTGAAATTGTGGAACAAACGCTTGGAAGACGTCTTGCGTATCCATTTCTACGTGCGCACCAACTACTGTGTACAGCTTGTCGATGTGCGCAGTCAAACTTGGATCATCGTAGTTGTCTACAGGCTTGCCACCTTGTGATTGTGCTACATAAGCATTACTTCTGTTCAAGTACCACAATGTCATATGTTGCTTGATGTGCTCAATCAAGTTATTGACAAAGTTGGGATCTGCAAATGGGGATTGGCCAAAGAATGGGTTCAATCCAAATTGCAAATGATCTTGAATGTGCGCTATGTGATCTTGTTGCATGTACGCATAGGCGGGTTGGCCTAAGAGCATGGCAGCGTTCTCATCCGCAGATGTGCGTTGCTCAGGAGAAGGCACGTCCTTCATCAACTCATTGATGTTGGGTATCTTCAATTGCTTCAAGAATCTAGACAGAACCATATTCATATTGAACTGGTCAGGATGTTTTTCTGCCAAAGCTAACACCGCTTGGTTTTGCGCCATGCGTTGTGTCTCAGAAAAGATGTGGGGATCAGAGACTGGCACAACATCCGTGTTGCGCGAGAAGTCTTCTCTTTCAATATCCAAGTCAGCCACTACCTCTGACTTGCGCATCTCGTCAAAGTGCCAACGGTTGAGTCGGCATAGGATTTTGAGGACGCGCGCCTGAGATTCATGCAGCCTAGCGTGAATAGCAGAAAATACCGCTGCACCTTGCTCAATCAAAGCCTGAGTTGTACCGACAGGCGCCTGAGCGTTAACGTCAGCGATTTTTTCTTCTGACGTGCTCACGACTCCCTTTGTTGCGGTATCTAACCAGCCAAGGAGCTCAAACAACACTGCGGATGGGGGATTAAACGGCATAGGCATAGCTATTTGCCTGATGTCCTGAACCCCAGGCGCTCCCTCAATCTCAACAATTTGTGTGACGTCTACTTGTTGACTTTGTCCACTGATCTTTGCTCCTTTGAGCTTGAGCATGGTGGCTGCATTATTGATGTGAGCGCTATCCAACAATGCACGCAAGCTACCAGTAAGAGCAGCACTAAGACCGCCAATAAGGTGAGGCAATCCGATTGCATATGCACCCCTCCATGGAATGAACTTGAATTCAACGATCCAATCCAACTTGGTCATTGTTTCATCTTGTTCTTCCCAGTTTCTGTACAAGCCCACCACTTCATTGTCAATCTCATCAATCATGAGAATATATGGAGCTGACTTGCCCTTGGAATACTTGTCTTCTTGTAATTCTAAGAACGTGTAAACGTGGTAGACGTTGCGGATACCGTCTTGGTTTTTCTCAAACTGCTTGCCCTCAATCTTATTGTTGGCTTGCTCTACCTTGCCGATATCAATGCTTTCCGTAGCCTTAACATAGTTGATGTCACGATACATGCCACTTCTGATGCGTCTTTGAAACTCATACTCGGTGATTTCGTGTAGTTCCGCTGCTCTTTGTGCGGTGTAGAAGTTGGTGGCAGCAAACGGCAGTATCACGCGGTCAATTGGCAAAAACTCCACGCATGGGCGCTTTTTCTCTTCATCAAACCACATCTTAAAGTATTGTGATCCACCCAAAGGCAACTGAGTCAGCAACTGTTCTTGCTCGTCTCTGAACTCTTCGATCTGCTCGGTGATCTGCCAGTTCAAATAGTCACGCTTGCGCTCAGCTTTTTGTGACTTGATTTCATCCATCTTGCCCAAAATCTTTGTTCTGACTGGGCCATCAGGTGGGAACATCTCTTTGATTGCACGAGCAGCGAAGTCTACACAGCCTTCTGCCATGGCTGGGTGAACTACTTTGGATGCGCCCATGAAGGTTGCGCCACCAGGGGCATCATTGCCCATGCCTGTGCGCTTTAATCCTTCTTCGTATTGCTTGTCCCTTAACTCACGAGCTTCTTTGTCGCTCTTGATCAAGTCCATGTATCGCTGAATAAGACCTGATAGTTCATGGCTATCATAAGTCTCAGCCATGTTGCTGTAGAAGTCAGGATTTTCTTCAGGCCCACTGTCAGGCATGGTGACAATTGCTGAACCGTCAGGCTGTTCTTCTGTTTCTATTTCAGGCAAATCAACAATGGCTGAGCCATCGTCTTGCTCTTCAATGTTCATTTCGTCGTTCATTTCTTAGCCTTTTTAGGTTTTTTCATGAGTTCAAGGGTCATGGTGTCTTGGCTTGCCTTGCCACCTTTTTTGTATCCCTTTTTCTGCAATGCAGTCAAATACTTTTCTGTAAGTTGTTGTCTAGGTATTCTACGGACAATGTCCATGTACCCAGGCGCTCTTCCTTTTGTTTCTTGAATTTCTTTTACAAAGTCGGGCGCAGCCATCTCAAACGGTATTTGTCTGAACGCCTCTGGGCTAGTCTCTCCATGCAACATGAATGGGAAGGCTTTGTTTAGCTCAGGCTCATATGACGTCTCTCCACTGAAAGAAAAGACGTGAGGACCAACTGACATGCTTGGAGCGTGCAGTAGTCTTGGGTCAGTTGTGTCTTCGATCATTTTGGATGCATCAAAGATCTGCGCTTTCTTTCCGCCAATCTTTTTGCCAGCCATTAAATCAGCCAGTATGCGACGACGCTCAAACGTGTCAAACAAATGGTGCGTGTTATCAAATGATACGTCAGAATCAAATACAGGCTTGGAAGGAGACTTTTCTGTGCCCTTGGTCATTGCTGAGCGCATCATGTCTAGCATCATGGCTTCTTGCTCTGGGCTCAACAGACCATTTTTCCTAGCCTCTTGAAATTTGTTCCACATCCTATTAAAGACCAATTGGTTGGACGTGTGCATTTCAGGTGTACCAATAAAGGTAGACCATATTGCTTTATCTTCGGGAGACAGTCCGCGCTTTTCACGGTTCAATAATTTGATTGCGGTTCCCGACTTGCCTACACCCCAAACACGGCCAGCATAGTCAGGATCTTCCAATCCAATTTGTGAAAAACCTACGCCACCACGCATGCCATGTTTGCGCTTTTCTACCTTTGCGCGGTCAGCTTCTGTGATGTGCAAATACTTTCCTTCGTGCTTTCCTAATACTTCAGATGGCCTCATCAGTCCTTCTTGTGCCTTTTGGAAGATTGCCTCTTTCATTTCTGCCACGGTAGGCTTCTTTGCTGATCCGCCTTTAGCCATGTTGGGCATGGTTTGATTCTGTGGCCCTAGAGCGCTCAATGCCTGTCCTTGGGGGGTCATGCTCAAGATGTTGCTCTGAGGAGCTCCTTGGGGCATTTGACCGCCTTGCTGTGGCGGTTGTTGAGGTTGTTGCTGTTGATTTGGAGGCGTCATCTGAGGCGCTGACTGCTGAACGTATTGCATCCCAGGCGTCATCTTGTCCATGTCTACTCCACCTACGCTTGGGTTGCCGTCTCTGCCAGGCTCAACATATATCTTGTCTGACAGGTTAGGAGCCTCGTTAGCGCCAATAGACTGAATCTCAGCCTTGGGCACCATGAGTCTATTGCGTTGGAGCGCCATGCGCATTTCCTCTATTGATGGTTGCACGTTGCCTCCAGTTGCTTTGTGTACGACGCCACCTGTTTTGTACAGTGGAAGTCCGTTGGTTAATATGTCTTTGCGCATTGGCTCAGTGATGGGAAAGTGGTGAAGCTTTTTTTCATTTGCCTTATCAAGCATGGCATTAAATTGTGCTTGTTCTTGTGGGTTCATATTAGCCATTGGAACATGGGCTACGCCTAGTCGTTCTGATGCGTCTCCACGCTCACTTGGATCGCCAGGCAATGTATGACCATGTAACTCCATCTTAACGCCATGCTTCTTTCCAAGTTGGTTAAAGATGTTAGGGACTTTCTTGTTGTAGAAAGCCTTCATTGGCTTGCCTTTTATTTCTATGTCTTGACCAGTCAATGAACGTAAAGTGCCTTGTGGCTTTTGTTGCATTAGCTTTTCCGCTAATTCTTTTCCAACAAGTTCAGGTAAATCTTCTTCTCTAACACCTGTTTGTTTAATAACTTCATTTCCATTTTTATCATAGGCAACTAGGTTTGACCCTGATAAATGCAAATCTTGTATATGTTTTGCCAAACTATATCGTTTGTTTTGTTCTTCACCAGGCGTCATGACGATGCCATGGTAGCCCTTTTCTGCAGCGTGGTGCATCAATCTTTTAATGGCCATCTCTTCCCAGTTCTTTTTAAATGGGGCGTCTGGTGGAGCAAAATTGTTTGGTAATGATAATAGTTCATCATGAATTTCTTTTGGAATCGCTTTATTGTTTTGAATGTAAGGAGCCGCCAAATCCGATAATTCTTTTCGACGCTTTTCAATTTCTTCTGTGCGATAACCTTTTTCACGCCCTTGTTGATGCCAGTCTGACTGTAGCTCTTCAAGGTGCAGTAGCTTCTCACCGTTGGGCCCAGTGCGGTCTTTGAGACGCATGGATGCTAGGATGTTTGGCTCGCCATGGAAGTGGTTTGATACACCTTCAAAGTTACCCATTGGATACTTGATAAGCATCTCTCGGTAGTTCTCACCGCCAGGCAAAGTCAACTCTTCGTGTGCAGCGCCTTTTTCTATCTCACCATTGCGCCTCATGCTTTCAGCTATCTGGCTAAATCTGTTCCATTGGTTGTTTGCCAAGTCTTGTGCAATATCATCAACGGTCTCATCGTACTCGTCAGCGTTGCGTCTTCCACGACGACCCATCAAGTATTGAGCTTCTTCACGCGCCTCTTGATAGATTAAATCATCAATGATTTCACTATCAGTCACGGGCATGATTGTTTTGTCAATTATTCTAGGATTTGACTTTTGTGACAGATGTCCAAGGAACTGCTCGTGCGTCATCTTGGGCTCGTTCATCAGCGACTCAAGGCCACGCTCTTTGAGTTCAGTGGGCTTGACGCCAGGCAACGCCATCAATTCTTTGAGGAACTCGGAACCAGTTCCTACCTTACGCTTGAGAGCCTTAGCCCCCATGTCCAAGGCTGAATAGAAGGGTCTGCCCTTGCCGATTAACTCATTCATAAGGGGCGCTCCTCTATTTCTAAATGATGTGCGTGAGTGACTTGTCCACCCTTGGCTTTGGTAATGTCTGGTTCATTGACGTCATATGTGCCACGGTTTCCAATGGCTGATTTAATCTGTGTTGGGTGAAACAACGCCAAGTTCTTGACAAGTTTATTTTTATCGTTGTGTTCGGCCACGTACATGGAATCATGGCCAAGGTTTTTGATTGCCTTCATCACATCAGGATTTTCTAGCTCAGCCCAATATCCTTGTGATATGGCATCTTTGACTCCACTCGATAATGGCCTGCCTTTTATCGCTGCATACTCATCGTAAAGATTGTCTAAATGCGCAGGGTTGTCATAATCAAACGGCAACTTGGCTTGCACATGCACTGGCATGATATTTTGACCTTTGGGCTCCAATTCGCCGTAGTTTGTGTAATTGCCAAGATAACTATTGACAAAACTTGGGTCAGGCGAAACAAAGTGAGCCCCACGTTGGCTTGGCTTAAAGTCTTTGAAGTCAGCATTGGTTCCATGGTACATGACCCCCTTCTCATGGCTTCCATGTAAGAACTTAGCTTTGTTCGCCTCACGCTCAGCACGGGTCATCCCCTTGGTTAACGCAAGGCGCATCTGATCCATTGAGGGTTTGGGTTTACTCATTACTCAATTATCCACCGAGGGCTTGAGTTCGTCCACCGACCTTTTCTTTCTCCATCTGATCCAATCCCTCAATTGCTGCACCGCGAGTTGCTCGCCTATGTCCGCTTCAGGCAACACCGTGATGTCGAACCGATTCTCACATATGGTGGTCTTCACCCCATCCATATGAATCAGCCTTTTGTACGTTGTCTCCGTTTGGGCAAAGTATCCGAAGTCATTGCCCGAATCCATCAGTTCAGTCTCAATCGTCATGTCACACCCCCAGTTCAACTAGTATTCCCTACTGAGAGTAGGGGTTTTGCTTGCTACGTGCGTTGTAGATCTCCGCATCGGTGATGTCCTCTTGCGTGATCTCCTCCCTTGGAGGCGCGTCAATGCTGATCCACCCCGCGTCCCTTAAATACCTCAACCCTTGGCTGATGCAGTCCACGAACTCATCATGCGCTGACTCAGGAAATGAACAGATCTGGCTCACCATGCCCTCCGCCCAATCCCTTACGTATCCTTTCCTCACACTGCTCTCAGGTATCCATACGCGACCAGCCTTGATGATGTTCGCCACAATGGATAGCCTTTGCACCTTATCTGCGCGACCAGGGTTATAAGCCTGAACTGGTATGTGCGCCCTTTGCAAGTCTTGGATCAATGATATGCCTGCGGACTTATCCTCAACCAAGACGAGGTCAACCAACTTCCTGTCTTTCCCTTCTCCATATACGACCTCATACTCTTCGAGAACTTTAGGTCGCAAGTCTGGATACTGTAAGTGTTCTTGCCAACAATCCAAGATGAGTACAGACATCCCCCCATCCAAGGGCTTGAATACTGCCAATGTGATTGATCCCGTTGGATCGTTGTATGTTTTATCTGAGGTGGCGCAATCATAGCTTTGGACGATGTATTCAAGCTTAGGGAAAGCCTTACCATCAGGCCATAGCCTGAACCAATCCCTCTTGACTATTCCACCCTCCTCGGCGTCGATCAGCTCCGCATAGATCTCCTGTCGGCCTAGCTTCATCCCCTCATAGGACATGATCTGCTTCTTGAAGTTTTCCGCCAAGTTGTCGATGTTAGCGTATGTGGATGCACGCGTGATGACAACATCATCCCCTTCGCGCCCTACTAGTTCAACTATTAAGTCTTTAGGTTTAGGAGTTGTTGAGCAAATCAACTTGGTCTTCTTACCCAAGCGCATACCGAACTGTATCTGATCCCACGCTTCCTGAAGGTATTCCCATGCTGCCAACTCATCTAGCCATCCCCCATGGAACTGTGGCCCCCTGAAGCGCTCGGGCTCGGAGGCTGGGATTCCCTTGATGAACGATCCATTGATCAAATGTATCTCATGAAGGCTTGAGTTGTATTTCTCTACTAGTTGAACTGGGATTACATTGAGGAGTCCTGAGTCACCCTCAAAGCATGTTCCCTTCAAGTCACCGCTAGTCGGAGCCGATACAAGCCATCTCGTGTTGGGATTGTTCCATGCCCATGATGCCAACGTCTCAGCCGATGCCCTAGTCTTCCCTGCTCCACGGCCAGCGAGCATCAGCCATATGCTCCACCAATCCCCTGATGGCTCAATCTGATGCTTATGCGCCTTCTCCCTCAGCCATTGATACTGCCATAACCACACGATCTGATCTATGGCGCTGAGCTTGGTGAACTCGGCTTGGGTCTTGGGGTCCATCAGGACCTCGTCAACCAACTCTAGCGTCTGGCTCATTCGGCTTGTCTTGCAAGCTTAATGTTCTCTAGCAGTTGGCCAAACACATTGATGTTGTGCTCGATCACCACAGGCTGAGTATCTGATCCAGTGTGTTCTGTCCTTGCCAGTTTGGGGATGTGATACTCCACTACCGATTGGAACAAATCGAATGCCTTCGCTGGATTCGGTGGTGTGATGTACTCCCCTGTGGGCTCACCCTCCTCATCCAACTTCTGCACTCCATTGGCTACCTGATCGAGCCATCCAGTGAGCCTATGAGCGTTTCCATCCACGAATGTGGCTATGGCCTGTCTTGCGTCAGAAGTCGCCTTATTCGGGCTTCCCAAGGGCCTCCCAGCCCCTTTCTTCGCTGTTCCCATACTACCTCCAATATTTGTAAATTGTTTATTGATACTAAAGTATAACGTAGAACTTTATGATTAGTTTACTACCTATAGTATCTTTGTATTGGCGTAGTGTATCTGATGAATTCTTTTGTGTAAATAAAAAAAGAGGAGCTTCTTTACGGCTCCTCTAAACTCATGGCAACTGCTTCCATGATCTTTCTTTGCAATCTATTCCTCTTGGTCGCTTCTTAGTATTTTATGCTCCGCCCATTTTCTATATGACTTCAGCTCTTCGTTTTCTTTCTTGAGCCGATCTATTGTTCCTTGCATGTGCTTCATTCTACTCATGGCTTGTTCTATCCAGTCTTTGACTTCGTTTGTCATTGCGTGAGTATTTGGCTCTGCCAGTTTCTTTGTCGCCATTTACCTTCTCCAAAATACAAAGTCTAGGTACATCACCAATATGGCTATGATATAGAGAACTGTGAGTATTGGTACTCCGCGAAATCTTATTTCGATGTCAGTTTCTTTTTCCATGTCATTGTATCCTTTGCGATGGTATGCGGTTACGGATGGCTTCTGCAAGTTCTTCCTGTTTCCACTCACTTGCTAAGTCTGCGCAAGCCTGTCTCTCGATGAAGATGGCTTGTCTTGTCGTCTCTATTGCGACTTGCATGATCTCGGCTCGTGCGAGCACAAGCGCCTCATCAAACTCTGTCTGCGTGAAGAATGTTTGAGCGCCTGAGCTTTGTAGGAGTTGGCGAGCCAATCCACTCAGTTCTTTCTTTTCTGTCATGCGATTCTCGCTACTTTAGCCTTGCGCATGACAGCTTCATACTCTTTCTTGGCTGCATCATCTAACTTGCGCATGGGCAGCTCTTGATAGTATTTCCATTTGGCTTGGTACTCAGGTTGCTCTGATGGTGGCACCCAACCGTTTGCCCTCCATCTGATTGTGATGTCTGTGCCCGCTGGCGTGTAGATGTATTCTTTTCTCATGCTGTTTCTTTCTTCAAAATGTTTTGCAAAGATTCTAACAACAACTCAGCCTGGTCCCTTGGGATGACGCAAGTTGTGCAACCCTGTTTGTGTGAAACGTATAACCATACGGCTCTTTCATCATCCCATTTGTCGAATGATACGCGTGTTCCGTTTTCGCCTTTGACAATTACTTCTTCCATGATTGCTCCTTTGAGCCCCCGAAGGGGCATTTGGTTTAGATGGTGGGCTTGAAAGTTGTGCGAGTTGTAGACTCTTTGCGGAAAGACTCTAAGTCAGCTTCTGTGATGCCGAACTTGGCGCACAATGCATCCATGTCGATAGAACCTTTGACGGTTGTGGCCTTGATCTCAAGGCCATACATCTCGCCACGGAACTCGCCGAGGCCGAAGTTGACGAGGAGCAAGTCTTTAGAATTTTCCCAAGCTTTCTTGATAGCTTTGTATTCGCGGTCGAGAACTGCGAATGAATCAATAGGATTCTTGAGGGACTCAACTGTTGCAGTTGCTTGGATGGTTGCTTGAACTTCTGTGATCATTTGGAACTCCTTTGTTAAACCTGCTGTAGTGCAGTGATTAGAATTCTAACTGAAAATTAGACTCTTGCAACAATTATTTTAATACCTGACTAATTTGTGGGGTTTTGTAGTGTTGAGACAACGTTTTTGATGGTTTCGTTCAGGGCGTCGAGTTCGTCCATCTTAGCTATAGCCCACGCCCTCTTCTGACCATGCCAACCCATCATGCTCCCTTGGTGGCACGACTTGCAGAGAGCCACTACCGTCCAGTGCAGTCCCTGTTTGATGTGGTGGGCGTCTGATGGGCCATGCTGACCACAGACTGAGCATGGTTGCTCTTTGACCATGCCCACCCACGTCCTTTCTTTTGCGTTCATTTTGCTATTCACTCAGGATTCTCCATGCTGTTGCTGCACAAAGTGGGACTTGTCCGTTTCCAATGGCTTTAAGTCTGTCCACTCTAGAGGCCATCCCATCAGCCACTCTGTCCACGTTGGGTTCAGTTTGCCACCATTGTGCAGACCCGAAACTTGTTCCCCAAGATTTCCTTTGCCTCTGTCTCTCAAAGCGTGTCTTGAATCTTGAGCTTTTGGAGTTCCCCAAACATGAGTAAATCCAGATTCTTTCGCGTCTATGGTTTGCACCAATGTCGGAAGCAGATATAACTCCCCACCTACTGTCATACCCCATTGCGGTAAGGTCTGCAAGGACTCGTTCAAGTCCTCTAGTAACGAGCATTGGACTGTTCTCCACAAATGTGTATTTGGGTCGTATTTCGCCAATAATCCTTGCCATTTCTCGCCACATTCCTGATCGTTCTCCATCAAGTCCATCTCCGTTTCCAGCAACTGAGATGTCTTGACATGGAAAGCCTCCCGATATAACGTCAACAATTCCTCTCCACGGCTTTCCGTCAAAGGTTTGAACGTCATCCCAAATCGGGAAAGGCGGGAGAAGTCCGTCATTTTGTCTTGCTGCAAGTACGCTTGCTGGATAGGGTTCCCATTCGACTGCACAGACGGTTCGCCATCCGAGCAAATGTCCCCCAAGTATTCCTCCACCAGCGCCTGCGAAAAGAGCCAACTCATTCATATTTCTCCTTAAGATACTGCTTTATCCATAACACGATTAGAAGCCTCTGTAGACCTCCACACTTCAATTCTAGCTTGGGCTGATATCAACCCCCATCTAAGCTCTTCTTCGCGTTGTACAGCCCCTTCTAGCCCACTTAGCAGTTGGGTATAGACTGGGTCAGCATATGCCTCTATTTCTGCACTAGCAGCCGTTTTAGCAACTCCAGAGGACATGGCTGCCTTCATAAGCATCGCCTTTTGACTTTTACGGTACTCTTCCAAATAAACGCGGTGTGCTTTGGCTTCTGCGTACTTGATTCCGTGGGTGTAAAGGTAATCTACTGCTTTATCAATTTCTTTCATGTGTTCTTATCCTTCAGCTTGTCTTCTGCCCATCTTGCTCCGTTAATAAAGTCAAAGTTGTGTGTCCTTTCATCTTTCATGTCTTCAGAAGTCAGTCCTACCCATTCACGCTTTGCTTCTAAAGCCCTATCAGTCATTTCCAAGGCGTTCTTCAAACGATGCAACTCAATCTCTACTTCTTTGAGTTTGTTGATTGCTTCAAATGTTTTTTCATGATTCATCTTTATCACCTTCTTTCATTGCTCCCAACATATGGTTTAAAGCGTAAATTTTTTTTATGTTTTCTACTTGTTGTTGA